AATAATTAGTATCATTTTCAATTAATTTGATATAAGTTTCTTTTGTTTTTAAATATATAGATAAATTATTTTTAATTTCGTTAAAATAATAAAATGTATACCATGAATTTGCTAGTTCATATTTTTCAATAAAAGTTATATTTTTAATGTATGTTTTAATAATATTAAAATTAATAGATTTATTTAAATCTCTTATTTTTATTTTAATTTTGTTTATTTCAATAACCCAAGGTCTTTTTTGGCAACAAATACAATCTTTATTATATTCATATATTTCATTATCATAAATTGATAATTCATCTTTTAATTTATTTAATTCTAAATAGTTATTATAATGTGTTATATTATTTTCATTAAATAATATAATAGAATTAATATTTTTAAAATATGTTTCTATATATTTTGTAATTGATTTACTAGTTTTAAATCTAATATTTTTAATTGGTTTATCAATTTTATTATAATTATTTAATAACAAAATACAATCATTAATATTTTTTTCAATTATATCTAGTTTATTTTTATTTAATATAATTCTATCATTTAAAGAATTATATTTTTTTTTATTAAGTATAAAAGTATTATACGAAAAATCTTTATCATAATTTGTTAAATTATTAAAAGAATATTTTTCATTATTATCATAAAAATATATAAAATTATCAATATTTTCAAAAAATTTTATTATTAAATTATAATCAAAATATACTTTATCTTGAATATATGGTTTTATTGAATTATGATATGATATATCTTTATTTAATTCTTTCAATATATCATTATTATTTTTTAATTTATTTTTTAAATTTAAATAAGGTTCATTCAATGTATATGTAAAATTTAAATAATCTTTTAAATAATTATATTCATAATTAATAATACTATAATCTTGATTTTCATTATATATAATATTTTCATTATATTGTTTTGCATAATCATTTATATTATCATAATCAAAATTATTTTTTTTAAAAAAATATTTAATTTCATTAAAACTATTTACAGTATTTTCATATGATATTTGGGAAGTTATATTATTTTTATCTAATCTATTAATTTCAAAATCATAATCAATATCAATATCAATATCAATAATATTATTATTTGTTAATANTAAATCTTTTGTTAATTTTGTTTTTTCATTAATAAGTCTATTAAGTTTTAACTTTAAATTATTTATATTTGAAAGTATATCATGATTAATATTATCATCATTTATTAAATTATAAAAAACATTTTTTTTAGCAATAACAATTTTGTTAAAATCTTTATATTTATTTAAAGAATTTTTAAACAAATTATATAAATTATGTATATAATCAATATTTGTAGCATTATCAATTAATTCAATAGAATCCTTATAATTCATTTTTAAAATATTATTATCAATATTTTGTGTAATCATAGAAGATGATAAAAAATTATTAATTGTACCAAATATATTATTAATATATTCTTTTGCCGCAGAATCTTTTTTAATTAAAATATCATTTTCATATAATTTAGTTAAAATTTTAATAGTATAATTATTATCTTTTTTTCTAATATATTCTCTAATAATCTTATATGTAATATTATTTTTAGTTAATACAATACTTGTATAAGCAATATCGTTATTAAAATTAATTATACCAGAAGTAATATCATTTTGTTTATCTATTGTAATATTACCCCAAATTGCTAATACCAAAATATCATATATAGCAGATTTACCAGTACCATTTTTTCCAGAAATAATAAATGTTGAACTTGATAAATTAGAAAAATTAATCCAATTAATATTATCATAACAATATAAATTGTTCCATTCTAAATAATCAATATTAAAATTAGAATATACATTATTTTCTTCTTTAGATTTTATACATATATTTATAATGTTATTTAATTCTTTATTTTTTTTATTNCATTCTTCTTTCAATTCTTTAGGATAATTATCAATATCAAATAATAATTTATGATTATCTTTAATAATTTCATAAAGTAATAGATATTGTTGAGAATCTAAATGTTCTTTAAAATATAATAATAAATTATCAGAATCAATAAATAAATTAGTATTATTAATATTATTATGAATACTATTTTCATTAATATGATTATAATTTGAAATAACTTTATAAGTAATATTACAATCTTGAAATAATTTATTTAAATTATTATTATCATAATTCGATTGAAATTTAATTTCTAATTTTTTTGGAAAATAATCAATATTATTTTTAATATAATTATACAATTCATAAAATTTATTTGTTTTTCTAAAATAAATTTTATTATCAATTTCTTTTAATACAATTTTTCCAAATTCATTATAAACATTAACATTATCTATTTTTTTATTATCTAAATCCCAAATAACATAACCGTGTTCTAAAATATCTTCACCAAAATTTTGTTGTACTAACGAACCACTATAACACCATAATAAATTTTTTTTATAAATATTTTTCTGTCTTAAATGTATATCTCCCAATAAAGCAAAATCGAAATGTTCTATCCATTCAAATGGATAAGGATTGTGCTCATTATTTACATTTGTTCCATTATATAATTTAATATTGGCAAATGTACCATGAAATAATGCTATTTTATATTTAACATCCTCATTAATAATTGGAAATGGTTCAAGTGTTGTTTTTCTACCAGAACTAGATAAATTATCAAGAGTGTCTCTTATATTAACATATGAAAAACCAATATTATCTATGACAAAACTTTTAGTTTCTCTTAAAACAATTAAATTCTCAATTTCAAAAGTAGATGTAACAAGTGATGGTTGATTTAATTCGTGTTGAATACTATCATGATTACCTTCTAAAATAATAGTTTTACCAATTTTAGTTAAATTTTCAATTAATATTTTATATAACATTAAACCATAATTACCAATGTTATTTTTATTATGAAAAATATCACCAGTAATTATAATTAAAAATTCATTTTTATTATAATTATATTTTTTCATTGATTCAAATAAATTTTCAAAAACTTTTTTATATTCATTAAATCTACTATAATTTAAATCACCATTTCTAATATGTATATCTGATAAATGAAATAAATATCTTATCATATGACATATTATTATATAAAATTATATTTATATATAATTTGATATACATATAACTTCCATAAATCTTGTGTTATTATAATAAGAAATAAGATGTATAAATATTGCCAATAACCACAATATTATAAATATTTGTTTTTTATTTATAATATTGTAAATTACTAAAACTGTATATATAAATATTGTTGATAATTTTTTGTTTTGATTTTGATATCTATAACAATTTAATATTTGTAATATATGTTGAATAAATGCCACTATAAACATAAATCCATTAACATATTCATAATTTAATATAGAATATATTATTAGAAATACGATAATACATAATTCAATTAATTCAAATATTTCACTTTGTTTTAAATTAAGAATAGGTTTTGTATTATAATTATTAGAATCATATATGATAATATTAAATTTATGATTTATAATAAGTATAATTATTATTATTAAAAATACAATATCTGTTTTTTTCATTTATGTATTAATAAAAAAGTACATATTTATTTTTTTTCTTAATTTTTAAAATTAAATTATTTATTTTTTTTAAATTTAAAATATGTACTTTTTTATTAGATAATGAATGTTAAAATACCATACGAAGCATTTTTTGCTTTTTATTTAATAATATCATCAAACTACTTAGGAGAATTATTCGGTTGTAAATTTAGAGAATTTTTATCATCAAATATGATAATTAAACATATATTAGGAATATTTACATTTGGATTTTTAGTAATATTATCATCGATAGATTTTGAAGAAGAAAATGTTATTTATAACGGAATATTATTAACGATTATATTATATATATGGTTTTTACTATCAACTAAAACACATGTTTATATAACATTGATAATAGTAATATTGTTTTTTGTAATGTATGTGATAAGTAATAGAATAAAATATTTAAAAAATAAGAAAAAATCAACAGAAAAATTAGAAGTAATTAATAGATATATTTTAATAATAACAGGAGTAATAACAATATTCGGTGTAATTAATTANGGATATTTAAAAAAATTAGAATTAAATAAAAGAAATGAAAAGTTTAATTTATTAAGTTTTCTTATAGGTAATAATAAATGTAGAAATGATAAAATTGATACATTACTAAAAATAAATAATAAAAAATTACTTTAAAATAATATATAAATTTATTTTTTTTTTGTTTTTTTATTTTTTTTTCTTTTTTTACCACCACTTTTATGTATGTATTTACTTGTTATTTCAATAATAAAATCACAAATATCCAAAAGTAATAATTTGTTAGGACTATTATTTTTTATTTTTTGTTCAATTTGCTGATACAATTTGTCAATTACACGATTGCCATTCGAAACAGCCTTAATAGCAATACCACAAAATGTTGGCCCTGTCCACCCGCCACAATTTTGGTAGTATATGGTTCTTACTTCGTTTGGAAATGAATCAATATTATTTATATGCTTTAAGTCTGATAATTGTAATAATGTATCATTTAAATAACTTGTTAACCTTAAAGTGTCAGCGCTTTGAAACTCTTTTTTAATTAGTGGATATAGTTTAGGATGATTACTATTTTGTTTGAATAATACTAATTGCATATGCATGAATTTAATTAAATTATTAATATGTTTAATTAAATTCATGTATATAATATCGTTTCCTTTTGGATTTTTTTGCAACTCGTCCCGTATTTGATTTAAACTTTTTATATGTCTCTCTAACACTGAAGAATTTTCAGGAGATTGTGCTTTAGTGGATATTTGTTTATCGCGAGTAGAAGTGGATACCTTAGGTGATACCTTAGGCGATACCTTAGGTGATACCTTAGGCGATACCTTAGGTGATACCTTTCTTTGTACAACACGTGTCGATACTTGAGGTAATATCTTTCTTTGTACAACATGTGTAGATACCGAAGGCGATACCTTTCTTTGTACAACCCGCGTCGATACATTAGGTGGTGTCTTAAATGGTGATTTTCTTTTTGTAAAAAAAGAAAATATATTATGATGAATTGTATTAGGGTTTATTATGTTCGTTTTACGTCTTGATTTTACCATACTTATAGATCCAGCTTTAATATTAATCTCATGATTCATCTATTAATAATATATATAAAAACATTTTTTATAGAGAATATATTAGAAATATTTTTTTAAATATAATCCAAAAATAATACCAAATATATTCATTATTATATCTTGATATCTCCCATACCACCATTTTGTGTATTTATTTCGTCCATAATTTAATAAATAACAATTTAAAATACTATTATATGATAATAATACTTCAATAAATTCCCATATAATACCAATCATAAGAATAAATAACCAATTTTTTGGAAAAATATATACCATAACAGCATATAGTATAAAATGTGAAATCCCCCAACCATCTAAATATTCATTTAAAAATGGGTAATTAGTATAATTATAACTTTTTGTTAATATATCATACTTTATATCCAGTATTTTCTTACATTTTATGAATGAAAATAATAATATTAAAATAGCAATATTGATAAATAATGATAATATATAAACTTTTTCGTACATATAACTATAATAATTAAATAATTTTTTTAAAATAATTTATAGATTCCAAAAATATACCTTGATGATGCATAATTGAACCCGGTCTCATAATTCTCAAATAGGTAATTGCATTTTTAGGTTTAAAATTTAATTTAAGTATTAAATATATACATATTAATACTGCTGTACGTCCAATACCTGCTCGACAATGAATAGCAAATAATTCGGTATAATCATAACTATTAATAATATTCATAAATTTTTTAATAATATCTAATGATGGGGTAGTCATATCTTCGAAATACAAATCATGTATAATTATACTATTATTTTCAAACAATTTTTTATCATATGAATATTCTCCATTTAATCTAATTATATTTTTAATTTTTAGTTTATTTAATTCAGTAATTGTATTATTTATATCGTAATTACTAGGACAGGACATTGCTAAAAATTTATCTAAAATTAAAGTCATATCTCTAAATTTATAATCAGTAAAATATGAATATTGTTCAATATTAAATTTATTAATATTTAAATAATTATTATCATTAATAAATTTAATTGTTTTAAAACAATCTTTAATAGTTATTATATAACCATTATATTTAGAAATACAATCTGTATAATAATGTGGACAATATTCAAAAATATATGAAATATTAAATAATAATTCATCAATACTATAATTTTCTTGAATAATAAAATAACATCCAAAAAGAAATAAAGCATTTAATAAATCATAATTATTTTTAGAATTATAAACATAATATATAATATGTTTATCTACTTTTGTTTTTAATTCACAAATAAATTGAATAAAAGATATAATATCTGACATATTTATAGGACCATATTCATTACTCAATTGATTTGTATATTCATGATAGTTTGTAGATGTTATAAAAAAATTTTTATTGTTTTTAATTTTTGTTTTTGTTTCTTCAATATTTTTATGTATTTCAATTGAAAAATTATTATTTAATTTATATTTCATTATAAGATAAATAATAAAAGATTTATATCATTTTTTTTCGATTATTTATAATAGAATGAAATATAATTTTATAGATGCTATTAATATTTTTTTATTTATAGTACTCATAATTTTAATAATAACTAAGATAAACAAAATAGAAAATTTCGGTACTGTATGTCGAGAANATTGTGATGGAGATCATAATTGTAGTTCCGACTTTAAATGTGATTTAGAAAAAAAAAGTTGTTGTAAAACTTTTTAAATAAATATATTTTTTTTGCTTAGTTCAATTAAATAAAAACTAACAATAATACAAATTATAAATAAAATAAATAAAATAAAATAAAGACTATTTTTATTATTTTTAAAAGGTATATTTTTAATTGGTAAAGAAAAAAACCCAACTATAAATGAAAGAGGTAAGAAAATTGTAGCAACATATGTCAATATTTTTGAAATATTTGTTTCATGATGTGTAATTTTTTGTATACTAGTTGTTTTTATTGTATCGTAAAAAAATTTAATTGAAATAATTTTTTCTTTAATTAAGTTTATTTTATCAATTATCTTAATATTTTTTTCATTTTTTTCATTTTGTAAAAAATTTATAGTCAAAATAACTTTATCTATAAAATTATCAAAATATAATATATGTGATGATATTTTTGAAAGTGTACTAATATTTGTATATAAAGAATGTGTTGATGAATTTGTTTTACTAATAATAATTAATAAATTATTTATTATTTCAATATCATTAATACTTGTATTAATGATATTATTTAAAAAATCATATATATTATTATATTCAAAAATACAATTACTGATTAATGAAATATTATTATCAACTTTATTAATAATTATTTTATGTATATTTAATTTCGGTATTATTAAATTTTCAAAATGAAATTTATCTATAGATAAATCATATAACTTACTAAATTCTTTATTATATATTTCAAGTTTTTTATATGTTGATAAATTTATTAAAACATAAAAATTATCTTTCATAACAATATTGTTTTTACTAGTATATACTAATTTATCAATTATATTAGTATTAAATGTATGATTATCATACGAATAAATTTTCATTTAAAAGATGTCTATTAATTATACATATAATAATTATATAAAAATTATTATTATAAAATAATATAAATGAAATTCAAATTATATGAAACATTAGGGTTGAATAGAAATGATGATCCAAGTCAACAAGAAATTAAAAAAGCATATCATAAAAAAGCATTAAAACATCATCCTGATAAAAATCCAAACAATAAAGATAATGAAATTTTATTTAAGGAAATATCAAATGCATACACAATATTATCAGATGAAAATAAAAAAAGGTC